CATTGTAGAAAATATCTCGTTGTGCAAAGAAACTGGTAAGTTGATCTTGCCGGAAGTGATCCAAGGTAATTTGAGGACATGGTTCGAATCACGCTGGCACACTCGCACTGCAACAGTCAAAAAGTAATTGATCTAATCACCTTTGCCTAGTATAATACAAGCAACAATAACAAAGGAGATAAGATGTCAGGAAGAAATTTCAACGAAGCAGAAAAAACCAAATTGATACAACTGATCAAGGAAGGCTCCCAGGTGTTGGGCGAGGTCGATGATCTCAAGAGCGGCCTCAAAGACACTGTAAAAGCACTGTCCGAGGAGTTGGAACTCAAACCAGCGCTGATCAACAAGGCCATCTCAATCGCACACAGAGACAACTACAAGGCAGTGGCCGATGACATGGACATGTTGGACAGCATATTATCCGCGGCAGGCAAAATCTAGTGTATGGCATCATAAGACAATTCTGGACCAACAGCTATCGAACGGATCATGTGGCATTCTATTATGAGCTGATCAGTTTGATATTCACCATATTTGGTTCCCTGGTGCTGACATTCACCAGCCCACATCCGCACATGAATCTGGTGTTTCCGTTCTATCTTATCGGATCATCTACCATGGCCTATTCTGCCTATCGCAGGAAGAACCTATGGATAACTATGTTGGCCAGTTGGTTCACAGTGATGAACTGCATCGGCAACTATCTAGTATTTTTTAAATGAGTTACATAGACGCTTATTATCGCAGAGATGACGACAAGGTGTTGGTAGTGGAACGTGATGCCAACGGTCAGAGACGTTTCGTGGACTATGAAGCTCGATATGTGTTCTACTATCCTGATGCCCGAGGCAAACACAGAAGCATACACGGAGAGACCCTACAAAAAGTCACTTGCGGCACGTTCAAGGAATTTATAAAAGAGCAAAAGATCAGGAGCAACAAAAAATTGTTCGAGCAGGATATCAATCCTGTGTTCCGCTGTCTTGAAGAAAATTATCTGGGCCGGGACGCACCCAAGCTCAATGTGGTGTTCTTTGACATCGAAGTGGACTTTGATCCACAGCGTGGATACTCCACCACGGACGATCCCTTCATGCCCATCACTGCCATAACCTGTTATCTCAACTGGACTGACCAATTAGTCACGTTCGCTGTGCCACCCAAAGGATTGAGCATGGCAGATGCCCGACTGCAAGTGGAGAGATTCAGCAACGTGATGCTGTTCGAAAAGGAACGAGACATGCTGGATGCTTTCTTGACACTGGTTGACGAGGGCGATGTCATTAGCGGATGGAACTCGGAAGGATACGACTTGCCCTATGTGGTGGGCAGGATACAAAAAGTGTTGAGCTCGGATGACACCAGGAGACTGTGTTTTTGGGGAGAAAAACCCAAGAAAAGAACATTTGAAAAATATGGCAGAGAACAGATCAGTTATGATTTAACTGGTAGAGTTCATCTGGACCTATTGGAACTATATAGGAAATATACCTATGAAGAACGTCACAGCTATCGGTTGGATGCCATAGGTGAATGGGAATTGGATGAGAAGAAGACTGTGTATGAGGGATCATTGGATCAATTGTACAACAATGACTTTGGCATGTTCATAGAATACAACAGGCAGGACTGCGACCTGTTGGCCAAATTAGAGAAGAAATTGAAATTTATCGAATTGGCCAATGAGATCGCACATCAAAACACGGTGTTGCTAGATACCACCATGGGAGCAGTGGCAGTGACCGAACAGGCCATCATCAACGAGGCACATCGCAGGGGCATGATAGTGCCGGGTCGAGCGAAGAGAGATGAGTCAGCGCCCGTGGAATCAGCAGCAGGAGCCTACGTGGCCTATCCCAAGAAAGGCATACATGACTGGATAGGATCCGTGGACATAAACTCACTGTATCCATCCGTGATCCGGGCGCTTAACATGGGTCCAGAAACCATAGTGGGGCAGATACGTCCAGTGATCACATCAGCGGAGATAAACAGGGCGAAGCACCAGGGCAAGTCATTCGCCACAGCATGGGAAGGACAGTTCGGATGCTGGGAATACCAGGCAGTGATGAACCGGGACAAGGGCACGGAACTGATCATAGATTGGGAGGATGGCACCAGCGTTAGGATGAGCGCAGCACAACTGTATGATCTCGTGTTCGATGGCAACCGACAGTGGATGATCTCTGCCAATGGCACCATATTCACCTATGAATTCGAGGGGGTAATACCAGGACTTTTAAAAAGATGGTATGCTGAGAGAAAAGACATGCAGAAGAGAATGAGTGAGTGCGGAGACAATGATATCGAACGAGAGTTCTGGGACAAGAGGCAGCTCGTTAAGAAAATCAATCTAAACTCCCTGTATGGTGCGATACTGAACCCAGGCTGTCGTTTCTTTGACATGCGCATTGGACAATCAGTGACACTGACAGGCAGATGTATCACACAGCATATGGCTGCCAAGACCAATGAGATCATCGCAGGCAAGTATGACCACGTAGGCGAGAGTGTGATATACGGTGACACAGACTCAGTGTATTTTTCTGCTTATGCCACATTGAAGAAAGAAATAGATTCTGGACAGATACCGTGGGGCAAAGAAAACATTATCGCTCTCTATGACAGGATAGCCGAAGAAGTGAATGAAACATTTACAGCATTTATGACTCGAGCATTCCATTGTCCAAAAACTAGAGGTGATGTAATACGTGCAGGCAGAGAATTGGTGGCCAGCAAAGGATTGTTTATAACAAAAAAAAGATATGCGTTACTGTATTTTGACAAGGAGGGAGAGCGTGTGGACACCGCAGGCAAGGAAGGCAAAGTTAAAGCCATGGGATTGGACCTCAAACGTTCAGATACTCCTGTGTTCGTGCAGGATTTCCTCAGTGAGATACTATATCTAGTGTTAGTGGGAAAGACCGAGACAGAGGTATTGGACAAGATCAAACAATTTCGAGCAGAATTTAAATCCAGGCCGGGCTGGGAGAAAGGTTCTCCCAAGCGTGCTAACAACATCACAGAATATCATGAGGAAGAAAAGAAGAAAGGCAAGACCAACATGCCAGGGCATGTGCGAGCCAGCATCAATTGGAACACCTGCAGAGAAATGTATGGGGATCGGTACAGCATGTCTATCACAGATGGTGCCAAAGTGATCGTGTGCAAATTGAAAAACAATCCACTAGGCTACACTTCCATAGCATATCCTGTGGACGAGCAGAGATTGCCAGAATGGTTCAAACAGTTGCCATTTGATTCAGATGGCATGGAAGAAAGTGTGCTGGACGGCAAGATTGAGAACTTGATTGGTGTGTTGGAATGGGATGTGAGATCTACAGAGAGTTCTAACACATTCAATAAACTATTTGAATTGGCATAACCATGTTGAGCATAGAAGAAATAAAATTACTCATAGAAAAATTAGAGAAAATGAAAGGGCATGACTTTCAAAAATTAATCAATGACAATCTTAAAATACTTAAAGATTTGGCCATAGCGGTTGATATAAACAACCAAGAACAGATCGATAGATTGGATAAAACCAAAGATTGGTACAATAAGGACATGGAATGGAGGCACGAGAGAAGAGAAAGTCTCTATGACAAGTTGCTGCATGCCAATATAGAGAGCAAGATCGGACAGTTTGCCAAAATGGGAGCCAGTTCCGCACTCTACAACAGTCTTGAGATTGGTCCGGGTTATGGTAGGTTCAGCAGGTCGTTCCTGGCATGGAGGCTGAATTTTTATGTTGATCTGTTACCGCACTGCAAGAGCAAGATCGAAAAATTGTTTAGGCCCGAGCAGCACAAATACATAAGGTTCTACACCACAGACAGGACCGCCTGCCCAGAAATACCAAACCACGCTGTGAATTTTGTTTTCAGCTGGGACACCTTTACCTTCTTCACACAGGAACACATTAAAGAATATCTCAGAGACTTATTTAGAGTGGTGTTACCAGGTGGTTATGTATTCATACATTATGCCAACTGTGAATATGATCATGATCTCAATGAGGCCAAAAGGAGTTATTGGAACTATAACACAAAAGCCGCAATGGAAAAAATCATTAGAGAAAACGGCTATGATGTGATAGAGATGGATCAATTCTCTCCGGGAGCCAACTATGCCATATTTCAAAAACCTGGTAAAGATAATCCTGTGCTATACAAAGTGATAGAAATTCCAGCAGGAAAATAATTTAAGACTTGATTTCTATCTAAATATCTTATACAATTTAATTTTAAACTTTTAAGAATAGGCAAAACATGATA